GGTTTAATATTACAAACCGAACAAGGAAATAATTTGGAGGTGAATTAATATATGGAAGGTGTAAAAATAAGTCAATTATTAAAAACAGACCATATTAATGATAGCGATTCTTTTATCATATTACAAGAAGGAGAAACAAAACGAGTAGAGGGAATGATTTTACAGAATTTAAAAACGTCTGTGGTTAATAATGTTACAGATGGAGGATTAGATAAAGCTTTAAGTGCAGAGCAGGGTAAGCTTTTAGCGAAAAGATTGGCAGATTTAGAATATAAACCTATTTCTATATTATCTTTCAACAATAATAGTAGTGTAGTTGAGATGGGTAATGTTATACATGGGATAAAATTAACATGGAATTTAAACAAACAACCAATATTACAAACTGTTAATAAAGAAAATATTGATGTAAAATTAAGAGAATTTGACTTGATAAAAGATATTGATAAAGATATTACAATAAGTTTAGAAGTTAAAGATGATAGGGGATTGATTGTTAATAAAACCACATCAGTAAATTTTATGAATGGTGTATATTATGGAGTTTCTAACAAGGATATATCTACATCTGAGGATATATTAACTTTAAAAAAAGAATTGTCAAATTCAAAAGCAAGAAGTGTTAGTGTAAACTGTGGACAAGATCAATACATATATTATTGTTTACCCTCAAGATTAGGAAATTGTATCTTCTTTGTTGGAGGTTTTGAAGGTGGTTTTACAAAAATAAAAACAATTCAATTTAAAAACTCTTTTGGTTATATAGAAAATTATGATATTTATAAATCTACTAATAAAAATTTAGGAAGCACTACTATAACTATAAAATAAATATTTATTTAGATAAAGAATGAAAGCGAGGAAATTTTAATGCCAATAGAAGTAATAGATAAAATTAAACAAAAAAATGGTGGAACATTTAAGCTGATGGATGCTAAAGATATAGCTATAGATGATACAAATATTGAAGATTATGCAAAAAACATTAAAGAAGAAAATAATAAAATTAATGATAAAATTAATGCAATAAAATCACAAACCACACAAGAATTTTCCAAACAAATTAATACAATTAATGATACAAAAGCAGATAAAAAAGACTTATTGGTAGAAAGAAAAAGGATAGACTTATTAACCAAAATTGAAGCTGGAGAAACAGAAGGCAATGCCGAGTTATTAGACATAAGAGTTGGGGCTGATGGAAATACTTATGATACTGCTGGGAAATCAGTGAGGGAACAGTTTACGAATGCTGAACATAGATTTTTAAATTTAAAGAATAAGTATAACATAAATATGAATATTACATTTAAAAAAGGCTCTCTTTTAACAACAAATGGAGAAGAAACTGAAAGTAATAATAGAGTAGCGTCTAATTTAATAGAAGTTAAAGATAATAATATTAATGTTTATTTAGATAATTATAGTTGTAAATATATGTTATTTACTTATTCTATAACAACAACAGGAGAAACAAAATTCAAGTCACACACTGAATGGACAAAAGAAGATTTAATTCTTAGACCTGGATGTGCTTATAGAATACTACTTTCATATAATGATGATAGAGAAATATCTGACGAAAATGGTTTATTTAAGTTTATAAAATTCAACAAATATATTACCGACTCTAGTATAGAAAAACTTAACAATTATCTTCTAAACATAGATTCCTCTATGAGTGGGGTTGAGAATAAGATACCTTTGATGTTAAGTGAATGTGTTAAATTTAAAAATCTGTTAAATCCTAATATTAACTTTATGTTTAAAAATATTAATACTGATACAGGTATATTGGGGGGAAATACTACTACAAGAATAGTAAGTGATTTTGTTAATATTAAAAAAAATAGCTCTATAAGAATAAAACCAAAAGAAAATATAAAATTTATAATAGTAGTCTACAATAAATCAGGTGAATTTCAAAGCTCTGAAGATTGGAAAAGTGAGAATTACGAAAAAATTTATGATGATGATCTAAAAGTAAGATTAATTCTAGCGTATAAAGATGATAGAGAGATAGAAGCAAATTTTGATTATAAAGATTTTATAACTTTAAATATAAGAGACAAAGTTAAAGGTAGCTTTATTGAATCCACCACTTTAAAACCTATTAAAAATTTCAATTTTAAACTAGGGTCTGTTAACATTAAAACAGGTGTAGAAATAACAAGTAATACTAGAATTTCTACCGAAATAACATTAATGCAACACTGCGATATAGAGATAGAACCTATAGAAGATAGTAAGTTTTTAATAGTACTTTATGATACTGACATGAATGCGTTAAGTTCCACAGAATGGAGTAGTTTAAAAACAAATATAGTAATTAAAGAACCTAGATATGTAAAAATACTTTTTGCTTATAATGATGATAGAGTGCTTTCAGATGAGGAAACTAAAACTTTTAAAAAATGTATTAAGAGTATAGCAAATAAAAATTTATTGACTAGCAAGGTAAGTAGATATTATTTTAGATCAGAAGAATTGCCAGAATTTCCTATAGGTGAAAACGCTATAGAATATAATGCTTTTATTGAAACCTATTGGGAGAATTTAAGAAATAATCATCAAGAATGTATTACTAGAAATGAAATTATTAAAGATACATCCAATACCTTTCAAATATACGAATATATCTACACACCTAAAAATTATAATAAAACAGTGTTTTTAACAGCGGGTGTACATGGTGATGAATATGAGGGATTTTATGGATTATATTATTTTATAAAAAACATAGTGGAAAATTCCTATAAACATAAACAATTAAGAGATATTGCACTAAATACACGTTTTGTTATAATACCAGTATTAAATCCATGGGGGGTTCAAAATCGAACTCGTAGAACGAGTAGGGTTGCTAATGCTAATAACAATTATGATGTAATGTTTAATGCACGAGAATACGAACATGATGGTACTTTTGGCTTTTCTGAAAACGAACCGAAAGCAGTAAAAATGATAGCGGATAAATATGAAGGTGAGTTAGATTTATACTTTGACTTCCACACAGATTTTTATGATCCTCAATTTGGTAACTATATATTATTAGATTGTAATTCAAGTAATAGAAAGATATGCGAAAATTTAATAATAGATGAGATTAAATATTTAAAAGATAAATATAATTTTACTACCGAACCTAAGCCAAACCTAGTAAACATAAATAAAAGATGTTCTAGTTTTAAATATATGGATATAGTTAGAAAAGTGCCTGGTGCAATAATAGAAGTTGGGACAGGAAGAATTTCACCTATAGGTTCAAGTGATAGTATAACTAGAGCTGTAGATTGGTACACAAATGTAGTATGTGAGCATTTAAAGCATGATTTAAAGCATAATTCCTATAATAAAAGTTTAGAAAAAGCTGTAATTGAAGATAGATTAAAAGCCTATTCTAACTCATGTGTACATAATATTAGCGATGATAATTTGCAGTTATGGCTAGATTATAAAGACTTTTCTAATAGTTTATGGAAAAATAAAGCAAACAGAAATGAAATAGTATTAAATAATATAACAACTAAAGATGATGGGGGCGTTATATTTGATAATTCTTCTATAACATTATCACCACATAGATTTAAGGATTATACTTTATTTTTTAAAGGTGTGATAACTAAAGATGGAACTTTAATAACCTCAGAAAATGAATCATTTAAATTATCAACAACTGTAAGTAGTGAATCAAGTAGATTTAATATTAAACAAAATGATAAACTAATGTATTCATCAATACTTAATTATAATTTAGAAGTTTCATTTTGTGTGAGAGTAAAAGGTGATAAAACAGAATTATTTGTTAATGGTGAACCTTTCATGGAGATTGATAGTAGTATTGTTGCACAAGACAATCTAATAATTGGTAATAATAAATTAAAAAATGAACCAATTGGAATGAAAGCTAAAACCATTATGCTATATGATAGAGCTTTAAAAAATGATGAGATAGGTTTTGTTTTTAAAGCTATTTAAATGTGGATATATAAATAAAAAAATAATAGTAATAAATAAATGGAGGGAAATTTATGGAAAATAAAACAGTATTAGTAAAAGAAAGATTAAAAAACCCAGCATTTTGGCTAGGGGTTTTAGGTGTAGTATTTAGTGCATCAGGAGTAGATTTTAACACATTAACCTCTTGGGGATTACTAGGCAAAGCACTAATTGATATATTAGAAAATCCAGTTGCCATAGTTTCAGTAGCTATGGCAATTTATGGTATATGGAACAATCCTACTACTAGAGGATTTAAAGATATAAAATAAGTAACAACCACACTACTTAAAGATAATTAATAAATATCAATTCTGTTGAAATTTTGAATTTTAAATTACTTTTGAATTATAATTTACTAGATTATATTATTTTTAAAATTTGATTTTTCAACAGAATTTATTTACATCTCATTAGGTAAATATTTTACAATTTAACTTCGTAAAATATAGATTTTGCGAAGAAAATATGTTATAATATAGTGAAATAAAGATTAAAAATGAGGTGTTTAAGATGAAATATGAACAAAATATTAATGAAATAATATCAAACAATATATTCAATAGTAAAGATATGGATAATTTGAATGATATATATAATAATTACGACAACTTGGGAGTTACTAGAGATTATGAAAATTACATAGAACATATTTATATTTTTTATAATAAAATGAATATGTCTATAGATGAAATAGCGAACATATACAAAAAAAATAAAAGAATTATTCAAATGTGGATTGAAGAATTAAAATTAGATAGCTTCAATTCTGATGAAAAAATGAATTTGAACGATAATTCAAACATACAATTAGAGTTGAATAAAAAAGTTGAAATTAAAAAAATAGAGGAAAACAAACTACCAAAAAGAGTTGACGATTTTGTATCTTATTTAAAAAATATAAAAGAACAAAGTCCTAATACTATAAAAAATTATACATATGACTTAACATTGTTATTTAAGTATCTAGTTGGAAGAAATCAAGATGTTGAGAATTATGATAATGTTGAAATAGGATTTGTAGATGATAATTTCATTAGAAATATAACACTATCTGATTTATATGATTTTTTAAACTATGTAGAAAAAGTTAGAAACAATAGTGCTTATGCAAAAGCTAGAAAGGTTGCTACTTTAAAATCTTTCTTTAAGTTTTTAAATGTAAAAATGAAAGTAATAGATGAAAACCCTACAATAGAATTGGAAACTCCAAAAATAAAGAAGAGACTTCCAGTTTATTTAACTTTAGATCAAAGTAAAAAAGTATTAGAATCTATGAATAAAGGAAAGAAATATTATAGTAGAGATTATTGCATATTTGTATTATTTTTAAACTGCGGAATGAGATTATCTGAACTTTGTAATATAAAATTAAAGGATATAAAAGAAGATACTATAACAATTATAGGTAAGGGAGATAAAGAAAGAACAGTTTATTTAAACGAAGAATGTATAAAAGCAATTAATAATTATTTAAAAGATAGAAAAGAATTAAATAATTACAATGAATATTTATTTTTATCAAAAAGAAAAACACAGATAACAGCAAGAGCGGTTGAAGATTTAGTAAAAAAACACATAGAGAACGCTGGTTTTAAAGATAAGAAATATACTCCTCACAAACTTAGACATAGTGCAGCTACAATGTATTTAAAAGAAGGGGTAGATATAAGGTTTATTCAAGAGATATTAGGTCATGAAAATATATCCACAACTCAAATATATACACACGTAGATGATGTAGAATTAAGAAAAATAGTAAATGATAGTCCACTATCAAAATAAAATAATTAAATTTGAAAATTATTGAAGAATCAAGAATTAATCTTGGTTCTTTTTATTTATATAAAATATTAGAAAGGAAGTGTTTAGGATATGGCAAAGAGAAGTAAAAGAATAATCTTAAAAGCTGAAGAATCAAAAATAAATAAAGAAACAATGAAATTCCTTAAAAAGTATAAAGTTGATATGACTATAAAAGAATTAAGTGAGAAAACCATATATAATTATGAAAAAGATTTACTTGCTTGGTTTAGTTATATATACATATTTCAAGACAATAAAAGTATATTAGAAATTGATGAAGATGATTTAACTGAATTCTTTTATTATTGCAAATCAGAAGGTAATAACTCAAGAAGAATTAAAAGAAGGATGTCAAGTGTATCTGCATTATATCTCTATTTAAAAAAGAAAAGACTTACTAAAGAAAATCCTATGGAATTCATAGATAGACCTAGAAAAGATACAGATGTAGTGGAACAAACATTTTTAACTCAAGATCAAGTTGATTTAATGATGAATAAACTTGAAGAAATAGGAGATATTCAACTACATACATATATAGCAATGGGATTATCCACTATGGCTAGAGTTAATGCTTTATCAAATATGAAATGGGAACAAATAGACTGGGATAATTGTATGGTTCAAGGTGTATTAGAAAAAGAAGGATACATAGTTGATTTAGATTTTGATGAATATTGCAAGGAACTATTATTAAAATTAAAACAAGATAGAGAAGAAAAAGGTATCAAATGTGATTATGTCTTTGCAACTAAATATGGCGATAAATATAGTAATCCAACAAATAGCACTTGTAATTCATGGTGTAAGAGAATTGGTCAAATGATTGGTGTACCAAGTTTACACAACCATGATTTAAGACATTCGGGGGCTACTTTATTAAAAAATAATGGGTGTGATTTAGAAGATATTAGTAAAATGCTGAATCATGCTTCAACCGATGTTACTCTCAAGCATTACATCAAACAAGATACTTCTAAGTTAAAAGAAGCAAAGGCTAAATATGGTGCTTTAAGAAGTAGAAATAAATAACCTTCTAATCAAGTAATTTATATTTGACTTGAGAGGAGGTGACAACAATGGAAAAAATTATAATGGAGGCAATAGATAAGCATGGTTTTCCGATTGTAATGTGCCTCTTAATAGGATATATAGCTTATAAAATAGTAACAGATAGAATTAAAAAACAAGATGAAAGAATAGATAAAATGGAAAATCGTAATCAAGAAGATAGACAATGCTTTTTAGATGAAATTACATCTTTAAAATTAGAAAATAAAGAAGATAAACATATGTTTAAAGATGCCATGAATTTATTTAGAGAATCAGTTAATGAATTTAAAAGCTTTAATAAAGAGATAAATTCAAAAGTTGATTCCATTCAAGATGATGTTAAGATCACTAAGGATGATATTACAGAAATAAAGCAAATCATAGAATATAAAGCTAAAGAAAAATAAATTAAAAGAGTAGAAGAAAACTCTCCTACTCCCAATACAACAAAAGACAATATAAAAATTGTCATACTTATTATAATATTTTTTATTGTTAAAGTCAAGGGTAGAATTATTAATTTAGTTCTACCCTATTTTTTTGCCTTTTTATTTTACACCAGTTGAACCATAACCACCTTCACCACGTTTAGTTTGAGATAATTCATCAACAAATTCTATATTAATTAAAGGTTGTTGTTTTTGAATCCTAAATTGTAAAAATCTATCATTATATGATATTTCTCCATCTCTAGTACAATATACCATAGCCATCCATTGCCCTCTGTACGTACAGTCTATAACACCTTGAGAATTAGTAAGTAAAAATCCATAATTCTTAAAAGTTGAACTTCTAGGGTTAATTACTGCTTCATATCCTTCAGGTAATTCTGTCGCTATGCCTAATCCTAATTGAAGAATATCTCCTTTTTTATATTTAATTTTAGTCCTCTCAAACATTTTACTTATTCCAATATCTTGTCCATTTAAAGAAATTAGATCGCTACATCTTAAATCGTACCATTCACCAAGTATATCACCTCCTATTTTAGTTAAATTTTTATCCATCATTTTAATTTTTAATGTTAAGTTTTTCATATTTTTTTATATCCCCTTTTTTCTCTTTTAATTATTTAATTATTTAATTTATTAAGAGGGAGAATCTAATCTCCCAAATATATTTATTATTTTAAATCTACTATATATTGATTATCAGAACCATACATTGGATTTTCGCATTTTTTATCTTTAATAAATTTACCACATATGATTTTGTCAAGATATGTAATTATTTCTTTGTTTTTAACTTCATCCCATTCATAACCAGTCCATAGATAAATACTACAATCTGGAATTTCTTCTTTTACTTTTTTAACAATTTTAGTAGCTTCTTTAATGTTAAATGGTGCTAATGGTTCACCACCTAATACAGATAGTTTCTTACTTCTTTTACACGTTTCAACTACTAAATCACAATCTATATGATAGTTTTTGTCATATTCCCATGAACCTTGATTATGACATCCTTCACATCTATGTGGACAACCTTTAAACCAAATAGTAGTTCTAAGTCCATCTCCATTTAAAATATCAAAATCTTGTATCCCTTCTCCTATATATTGTCCATAATGTACTACCCTATTTTGGTTTTCTTGATATTTACCATCATTAACTCTTGTACTACCATCAATTTCATAATAACTTAAATATCCACATACTCTATCAACTATTATCAATTTTGTGCTACCACAATGATTACACTTAGGTTTTTTAGGATCATATTCTGTTACTGTTTTACCACAATTCTTGCAAGTAATAGAATCAAAATTAACACCTTCATATAATCCTAATTCCATAGCTTTTCTAGTTGATTGACTAATTGCTTCAAGATTATGATTAATAGGATATTCAGTATAGACTATATGTCCTCCATTTGCTAAGTCAAACATAGGTTTTTCTATTTCCATTTTTTTGAATGGATTTATTTTAGCTGCTACGTTAACATGGAATGAATTCATATAATATTTTTTATCCGTAACTCCTGGTATTAAACCAAACTCTTCATAATCTTTATTTCTACAAGTTTCTGCATAACCCTCGGCTGGTGTAGAATATATAGCAAATAATAATCCATATTTTTTTATGGCTTCATTTTTCCATTTATTAAAATGTTCTAATACTTCAATAGCAAAAGAATTATCCTCATGAATTTCTTTACCTGTCATTAATAAACTGGCTTCATTTAAGCCAATATATCCGTAAGACCAAGTAAAAGTTTTTATTGCTTTTTCAATAGTTTCCTCTGGTTTTAATTTAATATGACAACCACCTTCACAGAAAAATAAAGGATTTGTAGATGCTTTAACATCTTTCATTCTATTATATGTCCATAAATGACCTTCTGTAGCTAGATCAAAACATCTTTTAACTTCTTTAAAATAAGCTTCTTTATTTTCTTTATATTTAATAGCTGGTTTAACTGTATTAATAGTTATAGCCCCACAATTAGCTCTACCATTAAATATAGCTTTATCATTTTTATCTAAAGGTTTTATTCCACCTTTTTCAAACCAAGGTGAAAGATACGCTCTACAACCCATAGGTGCTAACGCATATCCATATTTTTTCCATACTTCTCCACACCAACCATTGTCAAGTGATAAGAAGTCAGGATATTCACGTTTACTTCTACATTCTATTGCTAATTTATACAAATCTTCATTTATTCCACCTTCACCATGTATCTCTTCTCTATAAAAGAATACTAATTTAGGGAAAATAGCTGTTTGTCTATATTTACCACAACCTTTTAATCTAGTTTCTAATATAATCCTTGAAACCATTCTTGCCCAAAAACTTGTTCTATTACCGAAGGCAATAGTTTCAAATGGTACTTGCATATTTGAATTAGATATAGAATTAAGTCTTGTTTCAATACCATTCCATCTTTTTCTAAAAGCCCTTTCAACAAAATTCATAGCTAGTTTTTCTATTCTATCTTTAGGAACTAAATCACCAACTTGCTCTGTGTAATATTCTATAGATTTATTATAAGCATTTTCTAAAGCATCCTCTAATACATGATCTATTTCATTTATTGTAAAACCACCATATTGATTTGCACTAGCTTCTAGTAGAACATCTGATAAAACACCTAAATAAGCCTCTATGCAGTTTGCATCGTCATATTTTAAACCGTTAATAATAGGATTATTGTCAATGACATTTTTCATGTCATATAAACAACAGTTTATACCTTTAAAGAATCTATCAGAAACATCATGGAATTTTATATCATTCTTTTTATGTGCTTCTGCTAAATGCTTAGGTAGTTCATGATTTAACATTTCATCTGTTATGTACATATCTAAAATTAACCCTTTTTTAGTGGCTATTAAGTCAGAATTTTTATTGGCATTTTCTCTAGTTTGTTGATTTAAAATTCTTGTTGTTTCACTTCTTTTCGCTAAAGTTCTTTTATATTCTTGAACAGCTCTATAACCCTCATATTTAATAGCTGTAGTTTTATCCCCATTTTCCATTAATAAATCAACAACCTTACGTTCTATGTCTCTAACCGTTACTTTATCGTTATCAAAATTAGTGTTTTCAATTTCTTTAGCTATCTTTTTAGCTATATGTTCTTTACCTTCAGCTTTCATAATAGCATTAACTATTTTATCTCTATCAAAGCTTACTTCTCTACCGTCTCTTTTAATTACTTTTAAATCTTTTATCATATATGTATATTCCTCCAATATTTTATTTTTATATGTTACTTAATTGATATTTAACAAATTGTCTTAATACTTCTATTTCTTCATAAGTTAGTGTTGGGTTTTTATCTAAATAATTTTTGAATTCATTTTCTATACCTTTCTTCTCAGTTTGTCTAATTTCTTTCTGAAAATTTCTTATGTTCTCTTGATGAGAGTATAGTTTTTCTTTATCATAATCCTCTTTTAATATATATTTATCTATCATAACATCAACCCCTTTTATTTTATTTGAACATACCCTTTAACATGAGGTTTACCCATATTATTAACCCTTCTTCTATATTGGCTCACACTTTCATCACCCTCTTTCGGTATTAAAACATCTAATCTATTATAATTATCAAAATGACTTCCTCCTCTATCTGCTACAGTAAATAAACCATAACCCTCGAGATAGATTTTAGTTCCTAGCGGATATACATTACTAGCAACTATCCCGTACTGAAGAGGTTGTCCAGTACAAGTTACAGTATAACCTCCATTTTCATCTTTTGTGTTTGTATAAAAACTGATTATAAAATCAATTTCTTCAACTTCTCCACTTAATCCTCTGCTTGATATTTCTTCTTGTTTCTTTTGCTCTCTTAATTTCTCTTCATTCTGTTGTTTTAAACCTTCTCCAATCTCTTTTAACATTTGTTGTTTCTTTAATTGTTCTGATTCTTCTTTAATTTTTTTAAACTTATTATCCTCTAAAGGATATTGGTTGTCTTGTATGTTTAACTTAAACCTATTATGTAAATTCGACTTATCTAATACTTTATCTGTTATTCCTAGTAGAAGAGGTAAACAACACAAGACACTTACTATCCTTCTTTTCATTCAATCACCTCTTATAATTTTAATATTTGTTTAATTAATTTAAATTTTAGTTTTATTCTCTTAATAAAAGATAAGTTGTAGAAATTAAAAAATTGATTATTTGTTATTTCATATTTTATACTTTTTGATGAATCGTTAAAATCAATAATATTATCCGTACTATTCTTACAAACCATAATCATATCCTTTATAGTTACGGTGTCGTTGCTTATTTTTATCATTATAATCTCTCCTTAATATGTAATATAGAATTTATCAAAAACTATGTCATAATGTATCTTTATATTAGGACTGCTTTTATTTCTTATATATTCTAAAGATTTCTCTAATTTATTTTTTGTGTTTTTATCTATACCAAAATTTAAATACTTAACTCTTTTAATCATTGAATTAACTCCTATTTTATATATTTACGTGGTATAACTTCGGTTGACACAGTTTTAAATATATAAGGTTTATCACAATACATGCCCAAACTAAACATTAAGTCTTCTAAGTTTACTGTTAATGTATCTTTAGATATTGTAAATTTAGCATTTATCTTTGTTTCTTGTAGTCCAAAACAAATAGTACCATCATCATTCAAAAGTAATTTAATATGCATAAGACATTTTTTTCTTTTTTTCATTCAATCAACCCCTATATATCTATTCTTAATATTTCTTTAGATTCAATTTGATAACTTTTATCAAAAAATGATGTAAAGTTTCCTCTGTTATTAACATATACATTTGTAAACATAATAATATCTAATTCCTCATTGTAAAATAATATAGTATTCTTAGTAGGTCTTAATGAATAACCATATGGTAAGTAAACTTCTACACTATCAAGTACCCCATTCTTCTTATATTTTTTTAATAATTCATATTTCTCCATCTATATCACCTCATAATAAAAAATATAGCATTCTACTTCTTTGTTGTTATTATTAAAGATAACGTTGGTTGAGATAATTTTGTTAAATTTATTGCTATTCAACCATTTTTGAATTTTCATTGTTACAAAAGTCTCATCTATTCCAGAAAAACATATTACTTTCATTTTTAACTCCTATTTCTAAGTAATTATTTAATTTATTTTTAATATGTCATACAACCATAAGGACAATATCCTTCATCATCAACAAATTCTTGATAAGCTGGTGAGCCTTGAAACTCCCCAACACACTCTTCATGATAATTATAAATTAATTCAGTTCCACAACAGTTGCAGATACTTTCTTTATTACAAAATGTATTTATTTTATCTTCTAAAAATTCTATGTATTGATCTTTATTATTTGCTAATTCTTTTATTAATATATGTAATAAGTATTCTCCATCTTCTTGATTTTCTCTTATTTCTAATATAGATTTAAATAATATATTTGGAAGCGTTGTTATAGTTGGTGGATTTTTTAATTCTTTGAGTTCTAATATTAATTGATTTTGTTCTTCAAATTTTTCTTTAATTGTTATATCTTTTTCAAGTATTATATCTAAAGCTCCCTCCATAATTTGTTCCATATCTTTGTTTCTTTCTTCTAATTCAAACATTTTTATATCCCCTTTGTTTATGTATTTGTCTTTCGACATTTTTAATTATATACCTATTTTTGAAATAAATCAATCAATTATTTAATTTATTTCAACATTTAATAATTTTATATCCAGCTTCATCAAATATTTCAGCTACTATATGTCTATGACAGAAATCGTTGTTGGACTCATAACATAGTAAACATATATTTACACCTTTATCTAATAAGCTTTGTATTAAGTGTAATGTGTTTGCAGATTTAATATTATCTAATTCATCTAAAAACTTATTTCTAAAGTCATCTTGAGATATCAAACCATTTTTATATGCTTTTAACAATCCTTCTGATGGTGCTAATTCTAGTAATTCTTGAATTCCTTCTTTATCATAATTCATATGTGGTGGTCTTTTTCTACATATTGCTATGGTAAAAGCATCTAATTGCTTCCATTTTCTCCAATTACCAAAATAGCTTGTATATAATATTCCTTTACTCATGTTTAATCACCTCGCTTAAATCATTCATAAATAAGCATATTATCCAACAGAAACAAGTTATTTTTAACGTACTAATATTTGATTGAAACCATACCAATATCATACATAATACTTCTATGAATAAAAACAAAACATGTAGTCTTTTTATTATTTTATTCATTAATTTACACCTCTCTTGGATCTATTCTTATAATGTTTTTATTTATCTTTTTAGCATAATCATAGGCGTTCTTAGTTCCACCTTTACTTCCATCCCATACAGCTATAACTATATCAGCTTTATCACACATATATTTGTTCCTTTGTTGCATCTTGGCTGGATGATATATTTCATTCTCTATCCCTTTTAAATGATACTTTTTTAATTCATCTACAAACGTAACATCATCAGCAATTAAAACTTGCTTATAATATCTATCTATATCTGTTTTATTAAACCACTTATTAGCTTGATTTTTAAATGGTATTGCTACTTCAAGAGTTATTTTGTCAGGATATTTAGCTCTTAGTACCTCACAGCTTCTAAAGAACATTTGATCTATACCTAATGCACCACCCTCTATGCAATTAATAGTTTCATTAGGATTTTCTTTCAATATATCTTCTACAGTTTGATAAAGCTTTAACATGATACGTTGATTCTTATCAGAATTCCAATTATATCCTCCTAAATTTGGATTTGAAGGTCTATGTCCTGTTACACAAACATTAATCATAATATGTATTCTCCTTTTATTTTATAAAATTATTTTCATTTACGAGTAAATTATTTTAGATATAACTTTAAGCTATACTTAATTCTAATTCTTCGGCTTGTTGTAATAATTGAGTTGCTTGATCTTTCATAGATTGAATTTTTCTTTTTAATACATCTTTAGATATTTCTAAATGTAGTCTATCCCATGAAATCTTTTCGCTTGTTTGGTATTTATTTTCCTCTTCATCTATGTATGGATTTGGATTTTCCCAAAATAATGGCTTATATTTAATATTGCCTTCAGTATATATTAAAATTATTTCTTGAATATCATCATATTCTTTAATTCTATCAAATGGATATTGTTTTGGTGTACCAGTTGACTTATATTGTATTGCAGAACTAATGTTTATATAAGCTCCAAATTCTCCATTTTTGATTTTGTAAATTTCTAAACTTTCTTTTGGTAATGAAATAATTGTATTTCTTCCCATTCTTAGCTCAATCCCTAATAAGTCTTTTGTGTTTATTTCTTTATTATCCATATTTGTATTACCTCACTTTGATTATTTATTTGTCTTTAAATTGTAGATTTTAAATAGATTAATTATTTAATTTATTTTGAAATATAATATCTATGAATGGCTTGTTTTGGTTGAAATATTGGCTATTTAGCTTTATTTTTATATTAAAAACACATATCTTAATTTAATAACTCTGGATTCTCATATATATTACCTATTACTTCAAAATCCTCAATGTGAGCATCTAAATCAAGTTCTGATATTTTTCTACTTTTAAACCATCTTCCTAAATCTTGATTATTTTTTAATTCTCTTTCAAATTCCATTTTCCAAATGTGAACATACTTATATTTATCCCAACCAACTAAAGTTCTATCTCCTAATTCATATCCTAATCCTTTAAATTTTCTCTCTAATATATCTCCTCTATATATTTCTTTATCATTCTTATCCTTTAGCCCCGTATATTGCATAAATTCAATATCTTCAAAGCTGATATATCCGCCAACAATTATAGTTTTATCTGTAAAATCAATACGTTCTATTTCTTCAAAATTAATCATAGTTTTTTCATTTTTATCCCAAACTCTAAACTTAATTTCTCTTTTATTCATAATTTTATCAACTCCCATATGTATTAATTAATCATTTATACACCATTTACCCCTTATTTCATTGTGAGTAAACAGTCTTATTTCGTCATTCACTGTATTGATAGTTTTATCTTTAGCTACATACACACTAACACTGTCTCTAATTTTAAAACATTTTCCACTAACCACACTTTTTATTTCTTTTCCTTTTTCAAAAGATTCAAAAGCCTTTCCAAAATCATATTCTTTTCTTTTTAATTTAAATTTTTCATCATCAAAAATTAATACACCATTATCACCACCATTTTTCCAATCAATAGATATATCATCTTTTGTTTTAAAAATACTAATATCATTACTTTCCCAAACTTCATCTTCTTTAATATTTATTATTACTTCTTTAAATGTTAACTCTTTCATATTGTTATTCTCCTTATAATTTATTTTTTCTATTGGAACTATTATTAAATCCCCATTTTCTTTAGTTCTAATAATTTTAAGTTCAGGTTCTTGTCTTTCTTTAAAATTCCATTTAATATTCATTATGCATCAACCCTCATATAAAATAATCTAATTCTTCATAAACTGTTTCAATTAACTCTTCTTTAGTTATTCCCCTTTCCTCTATAAAATTTTTAAAGTCATCTCCTAATGAACTTATGATACTTTCAACTACCCTAAAGGATATATTTTGAACATCATATTGAGTTTTATCTATTAGGTTTTCGCTTATAGTATAATCTCCTCTAGCATCACCAGTAAGATATAATAAACCTGTTCTAGTTACTAATATTCTATCTCCTTTCCTAACTTGTGTTATATCATCATTAAAACCTTTTAATTCATAGTCTTGATCTACAGTTAAATCTGTTCCTATTGGAAATTTATTATCTGACATATTGTTATTCCTCCTTAATTTAATTCACCATATTTAAAATTATTGTTAGTTATGCTTAAAGATATGTTATTTAATATTCTTTCTTCTATAGATTCCATATTCTTAACCACATCATCTATAGACTTATAATCTTCTCTTTTAAGTTGTTGTTTTAATATGTATTTAAAAGCTTGTCTTAAAGTTGGATGATAAGTTATTTTTTTAATGCCATATCTTTCATTTTCTTTGTGTTTAATTACACCATATTCCTCTACAATATAGTTATTATCATCTGATTTTATTATAAAATTATCTAATACTTTTAATTCCATTGCTATTCTCCTTACTATTAATTATTTTAAAAATATATTTATTAATAATATTGCTAATCCAACTAAAATCGGTAATATTATAGCTGAGTTTTTGATAGTAAAATCAATGTCTTTCTTATCGTTCTTATATTGAAATGCTACCCCATTTAAATTTCCGAATAATTCTATTAAACAGTAAGTTCCTAATATTAATATTAAACCTTGTGTCATCATTTTAAATTCCTCCTTAATTATCTTTAATTATGTCAAATGGTTTGTCTGATTTTCCTTTAAAATACTTTTCTATCCATCTATAACCCTCCCCTTCATAGCTATATTCAAGTTCGCAATAATATTCCTCTTCATAACATTCATAGTAATTATCATATAACACATACGTTTTGAAATGTTCACAATCACGACACTTTTTATTTATACAATGTCCAATGAGTTTTTTAGCTTTTCTTTTATATCTTTTATTTTTCATTGTCTATATCTCCTATTACTTTTTCAAATTCTATAACCCATACCCACGGATTGGCTTCCCAAGAATATTTATCTTCTTTAATTGTCATGTCCCATATATCAGCAAATCCAGTTTTATAGTTTATTTTATGATTAACTAAACTTCCCACATATTTTTGTTCATCCTCAATCTTAGTACCAAATGGTTGACACCACGATTGTTTTTTAGCACCTTCTTTTTTAGCTTGTCCTTCATCTATATCTTGTAATTTTTCAACCTTAATACTTTTTACACTTAAAAATATTCTCGCCAATTCTTTAGGCATGTGAATTGAAGGTCTCCATTTTATAGCACTATAATCCCAATTATCATTTTTAATTCCATCTGCTCGATAAATAATTATGCCTTGTTCTTCAATTTCTCTGCATCATTCAACAAATCACCTTTAAACCACGTTTCTTTTACATAAAGAATATCACCTATTTTATAAGGTTGTTTTATATATTCAACAACATCTTTAAATTCTTTATCTACATATACACTACCTTCAGCATTAAGCGTATATAATCCATTCTTTTGTTTTTCTATGTATTTAGGTAATTTAATAATTCTTCTAGTATAGATCTTTTTATTATCTAATATAGCTTTAACCATTTGTGTATTAAATAAAATAGGTTTCATTTAATTATCACTCCTTAATTTAATATGTATTTGTTTTATTAATTTTATAATGCTATCGTCGTACCTATTATAATTCTGTTAATATATATCATTATTTATTGATAATTTGTAATCTTAATTCTAATTAAAACAGTTATTTTATAGTGTTTAATTATTTAATTTATTTTAATAATTACTTCATTTCTTTAATTTGAATTGAAGCTTGATTATACTTTTTCTTTCCCTTTCCTACATGCTTAACAAAAACTAACTTCCTTTTCTTTTTATACCAAAATACTGTGTCATATTTCATTTTCTCATATTTGCTTATGTAATTTAATCTTTCCATGTCATTTTTATAAAACTCTGTCTTTTTATTATCCTCATGGAACTCTTCTGGAGATTTATCAAATGTTGCTCTATTATCAACCCACATATTAATACTATTTATAATATCTTCTATTTTAAGTTTACCAAACATGGATTGTAAATCAGATGTTGTTTGTTTATAAAACCTTCTATCAATTTCATTTTGTTTTAGCTTATTAAATAACTCTTTCTCATATTCATCTTGTTCTTGTTGTGAATCAAATACCTTGTTATTGGATAATTCAGTTTCATGTAATAATATTGATCTTTCCAAATCACATTCGCTAAGTTTATTGTTATGATATACTTTCATTTCTTTTAAACAATTTAATGCAAATGAAATTTCTTTAGTTATTTCTCTTACGTCTCTATCTTTGTTCTTTTCTATGTATTCTTCTTGCTCTTTTTCTATGTTAGATACTACGTTTATTTCCTTCTCTCTCCATATATCAACTATATCGCCATTTCTTGTTATTCCTTTAAATCCTATTGTTGCTATTGTTTTATTGTTTTTATATTTTTCTTTTACTGTATCATAAAATTCTTTCATTGCTTTAAAATTACTAACATCTATATTGCTGCAACTAACATTCTCCTTATCTCCGTTTATGTATGTAATAATAATTTGATATTTAATACATTTTGTCTTACTCATTTTCCTCTCTCCTTTTATATTGTTCTTTGTTGTATTTTTGTGTTTCTCAACCTTATGTCTTTATTATAATACCGTATTCATATAATGTCAATCATTTATTTAATTTATTTTAACTTTTTTTATAAATAAAAACAGCCTAGATTTTACTCTAAGCTGCAATAATTAGTTTAACTTTTTCCATCCATATAACCATTCGTCATAAGATCCTTCTATTGGTTCATATATACCTTTACCATTCTCATCAACACCAATCCTTCTTTGTTTTTGCTTTTGACCAGTCTTACCTAGTTGTAGCATATCCCCTATTTTGAATGGATTAGTATTGAATGAACGTTTTAATACTTTATACACTATTTCTTCTCCGTCTAATTTATATATAGTTATTTTAGGAGAATATTTTGTGTCAATATCTAATACTAAAGCTTTATCGCTATGTTGAGGGTATGTAGAATGACAATATCCCAAACATTCATATTCATATTGTAGTCTTTCTAATATTGTTGTTTTTGAATGCTCTTTAGATAACAGCATATCTATTATACCATTAGAATTAAGCTTATTTAATTGTTTATCTGTTTCATTACCAAAAGGCTTTAAATCATCTATATTATAACCTAATGCTAATAGTTTATCTTTTTTTATACTCTTTCTCCCAAACCAATCATCAAATATCTTAACTATATTTAATAACTGTTTAGGATTACCGAATTCTTGAAAATAATCAATCTTTATAAGTATTTCAAGTTGTTTACTATTTATATTTATTTTTTTTATTATTTTTAATAAATCAATAAACGAATCAATTCTATAATCTTTTAATTTATACAGCTTGTCTCCTATTTCTTTATTTAAAAACTTAATAGATCCTATACCTTTATATATAGAGTTATTAGACTTATCATAAAAATAATCACCTTTTGCATATCTAAATTTAGGAGACTCTATTGTTAATCCTCTTCTAATTGCATAGTTAGTTATCCTATTTGTTTTTTCTTCATCATCCGACCATGTATTAAGACATTCAGTTAAATATTCAAGAGGATAATAGTATCTTAAATATGCTGATACATAGGATGTTGTCGTATAAGGGAAATTATGATTATCTGAGAATCCATAATTTTGAGCAGAAATAATAACATCTATAAATGGTAATATAATCTTCTCAGCTTCTTTCACACTTATTTTATATGTTTTTGTAGAATATTCTATAAATCTTCTTTTTATTTCAGGTATGTATTGTTCTGTACCACCTTTTTTAGCTATAGCTCTTCTAACTAAGTCACTTTCAGCCATAGAGTAGCCACAAAATTTAACCAAAAACATCATTATTTGTTCTTGAACAAGACAATATCCCAATGATTCAAAAAGCATATCATCTAATTCTTTTAAACCATTTTCTCCACAAACCCCTTGTGCTGCTAAATCTCTAAAACTTTCTCCAGATGGTCTAATAGCACCATTAGTAAATTTAAGTATATCAAATTTAGTTATTTCAGGATGTTGCAATTTTAATTTATTAAAAGTTTCTTTACTTAAAATTCTTCTAAGATAATCTAGTGCAGTATTAGATTCCATTTGAAATATTGTTGTTGTATCTTCTAATATAGAATCATATACTTTATCATCATTAAAATCTATTGTATCCGGTGATAATCTATCGATTCCTACTGATTTACAAGTTTTATTAATTACACCTATATTATCTAATCCAAGAACATCAAGTTTTACTAACCCAAACTTATCTACTTCTTTCATTTGTACCATTGATACAGGTTTATCTGTTGTTGCTAAAGTACAAGTTCCAATAAATTCATCTAAAGATATAGGACTTACTATAGTTCCACTAGGATGTGTACCAACTGACACAACTGTTCCTTTAACTATATCAACATATTTAAATAATTCGGGATATTTTTCTCTTAATTCTTCCTCATTGGTTTCAAAGTTTTTAGCAATATAATCCACTTCTGACAAAGGCATATTTAATGCACGACCAACATCTCTGATTGCACCTTTATCAGCTATTGTATTAAAAGTTATTATATCTGCTGCATATATACCTTTCATTCTAAATAAATAATTTTTAATCCATTCTCTATCTTCTTTAGAATAATCTATATCTATATCTGCCATAGAGGCTCTATGTGGATTTAAAAATCTAAAAAAGTTAAGGTTAAATTTAACACTATCACACTCGGTAATTCCTAAAAGATATGCTATTATTGATCCATTAACAGAACCTCTTCCATATCCCCATTGGATTCCTTCTTTTTGAGCATCTTCTAGTATTTTGGTTTGCAACAACATATAATCTATAGCACCTAATTGTTTATAAACTCTAAATTCTTCATTGACTCTTTGTCTATATTCCTCATAATTAGGGTATTTATCTATGCCTCTTTTTTTAACTCCAGCCTTAACCTTTTCTTTAAACACATTAATAGAGTCTTCGTATAATTTTGGATATTTAGGATTATAATCTAATTCGTAAGCATCAACCATATCGGCTAAAACGTTAGTGTTCTCTAAAGCTTCTTTTATTGTGTCTAAAGGTATATATGTATGATTTAATCTGTATAACTCTAATAATTCTTCATATGATTTAAATGATAAGTCCCAACCCTCTTCATCACCAAAAAATATTTTCTTACTTATTTGTAATATGTGTCTACCTTCTAAATGGTCTTTATTTAGTGCATGTGTATCTGTACCAATAATCAATCTGATACCAGTTTTTTTATGTAAATCATATAAATATTTATTATATTTCTTCTGAGAATCAACGTTATGATGTTGTATTTCTAAAAAACATCTATGTTTATTTTCTTGTAAAAATTTTATGTATTTATTTTTTATATTTTCATTTCCTTTATTTAAAACACCACCTAAACAAGCTGTTGTTAATGCTATATTATCGCTTGTTTTTATAACATCATCAATTAATATTCTAGGAGTATAAAAGAAGTGATTGTCATCTCTTTTATGTGAATCAGATACCAGCTTATTTAATTCTTTCATTCCTTTTGTATTCAATGCATACAAACAACAATGGTAATTATCTCTAACCTTTTCATCTAACGTTTCTGTTAAATAAGCTTCTACACCATGTATATACTTAATTCCATTTTCTTGACATGTTAACATCTTTTTTTGCCATGAAAATATATTTCCATGTTCAGTAAATGCTAAAGACTTCATATTTAACTCTTTAGCCCTACTTATGTATTGTTCATATTTTGTAACACTATCAATGTTGGTAGTACCATTACTTAACTCTGTATGTAAATGTGTAACCGTATAATTATTCATTTAAACCACCTCTATTAAACTCTTTAAAATATTTATTTTCTGCCTTTTCTCTAGCTCTTATAGCATCTTCTTTGTTGATAAAAGTACCAAGATGAATTCTTTTATTTTTATATGAAATATAAGCTTTCCATTTTCTTTCTACTGAAGAATAATGGACACCTTTATGTCCACTTGTATTATTTTTTGGTTTCTTTTTATTTACTTCATTTTTATGTAAACTACATTTTCTTAAATTTTCCTTTTTATTATTCAATGTATTGCCATCTATATGATCTACGATAAATTGTTTATTTAAATTATTCATGATTAAATTATGCAAAAATATATATTCTTTAATCCCATTGTCTTTATATCCTTTATATGCCCTAAAATATGTATTAACAGAATCTTTGTGCAAATTCCATTTATATTTGATTACATTATCAAAATCATCTTCGTCTACTAAAGCAACTTTATCACCACAATATATTTCATAGTAATCATCGACTTTTTTAAATTTGTTTTGTTTTCTATTATTTCTACCATTTAAGACTTTTGACTTTCTCCCACACCCTCTACTAATATCATTAATTAAATTTCTTTCTAAAACCTCTCTTGTGGTATTATCGCAAAATCCACAGTGACATTCACATAACCATGTTTTAGAATAATAAATTTTATTTTTATTTTTTTGAGGCTTTAAATTACCTCTTTTTAAAACTAACCAATCCCCAAATTTTTTTGTTGTTAAATCTATATCCTCTCTTATCTTCATAAGCAACCTCAATTCTTTAATTTATAGTAAATCTTCTAATTCAATTTCTTCCTTTTGTTTTTGTATTTTTCTATTTTTATAACTGTTTTTATTCCCATTTTTATATTCATTAAAATATTTACAATCTTGTCCACATAACATACTACAGTAAAATTCACTTCCTTTATTGATTTCTAAAGGTGGAAAATTAGCATCCGATGGATTCTCTTTATTTAAGTAATTACATCTTTTATTTATATCTTTTATTGTATCTTCAAACCAGTTTATAAAATCTTTAATATCACTTTCTTCAAATGGAACATCAACCAAATAATCGGTTATTTGTATAGAATATTTTTTTACCAATTCCTTATCTAAAATATTTGTTTCTATCATTTTAGATATTCTCATTTCTGCTTCAAATTCTTCTATACCCATCTTTTTAAATAATCTTTTAGCTGTATTCTTAAATTTATCTCCGACCATATTTCTATCTGATTTTAAAGTTTTATGTATTAATTGTTTTTTACTATTTATTTCATCCCATTCTATGTTGCAATATTTAAGCATATTAAAATATAATCTATTAATCTTAAAACCTTCTTGTTTTAAAGCATAAGCATAAGCTAATAGCTGCATTTTCTTTTCTTCAAAATCTTTCTTAGAGAATAATGAACTGGTTTTATAATCCACTACATCTATAGAATTATCTTTATTCCAATATATTAAATCTATAAATCCCATCATTACTGATTTAGAATCACCAACATTTATATCAAAACCTCTTTCTATATCATATTTATCATATTTTGGATGATATCTTAATATAAAATCCCCTACACACTCTTTATAATTGTTACCGCTCTTTTCCGTTGGAAACTTTAAACCTAATATTTCTAAAGTGTCTTCCAATTCTGTCATAAATCTGTCATATGCCTCATCATTATTTATTAATCCTCTAACCAAATCTTGAGAAGCATTATGTGCCGATTCTCCTGTTGCTCCATAAACATTTTGTCTTCCTTTTATTTTTTTAATGTATTGTAAAAAATAAGCATATTTACAGTGATGATATGTACTTAATTTACTAAAACTATATACTGGTAATCCTTTATTTTCTTCTTTTAATTGATAATTTCTACTCATTAATTAATCCACTTCACTTTCTTACTAAATTTTCTTAGTTCTTCTATTGGTAAATCTGCTGGAGAATCTTTTGATCCTTTTTTTAAGAATTCATGATTATTATCATATAAATAACCAACCTTATATTGATTAAATATATTTTTAGATAAGAGTTGCTGACATGTTTTTATAGATTCTTCTTCATCTAATCCTTCATCTAAGGCTAATATAATGCTTTTAGGAGATAAATTTTGTATGTATCTTAATTGTATTGGTGAAATAAATCTTCCACCTAAAGCTAAACAATTATAAACTTTATTACTATCCATCCTCATAACTGATTTTTGAGATTCAAATAACCAAACATGATTATTTATTAAATGATTATAATTTTGACTATACCCAAATAATATTTTAGATTTTTCAAATTCTATAATAGGGAAATATTTAGCTTGTCCATAATCTTCAAAATCATATCCATTATATCTTCCTGTAATACCTATTAATTCACCTTCGCAATTAAATTCTGGTATTATCAATCTATGTGACCACCAATCATACCCTATTTTATATTTAATTTGCGTTTCTATACTTATACCATCCTTTAAAAATAATTGATTAGGTATTTGCTCATAATCATCTAATATTTCTAAAGGATATATAGTCATTTCATTTGATAATGGATTATATTTTTCTTTATGTATTTCTTCAAATATGCCCCCGAATATTTTAGGTTTTTCTATCTTTTTAAAAGTTCCATTTATATTTAAAAAATTACAAACATATTTAAAATTCTTAGGAAAATCATCCTTATGTCCCAACTTCCATCCTACCAAGGTAAAGATGTCTCCACCTATACCATCTGAGTAACATGAAAAAGATAAATTTTCATTTAATTTAATTCTTATAGAAGTTGGATTAGAGCCTTCTTCTTTAGCACATCTTATTTCTCCATGATGTCTATCACTTACATTTGTACACTCTAAATTCTCCAACAAATCTTTTAGTTTATCCGTATTATGTAATAAATAATCTTTTATTTCTAAGGCATTCAAATGTAATCACCCACTTTCTAGCCTTCTTTATGTATTTCTATTTACTTCTTTTATCAACATGACTAGGTGTGCAGAACCCTATTTCTTGCCATCTATTATAATTTCCATCAAATTGATACAAAATAGCCTGTCCGTCATCGCCATTCCTTGTTTTATCTAAAAAGAAAACCCTGTATGTTTTATCTCTGTCTAATTGTATATATTCTTTTGTGTTTGTATATTTTCCAGTTTTAGTATCTTTAATAAATCTATATGGCTTTATATCATATTTTTCTTCTGGAAATTCATCACTCCATAATTCTCTAAATATTGTTATTTCTGATAAAACTTCTTTAACACCTTTTGCCTCAGATAAACAAGATGATGTCAAATATCTAGTACCCTCTGTATGTATTGCCAATTGCATAACTATTGTCATTCCTATATCATATTTTTTAGCTAGTTGAAATAATGTTTTAGAATTTTCTATTAATTGTCCTCTAGTGTTATCATTTGCCATATTTTCTGATTTAAAAGTATCATAAACAAAATATCCAACACCTTGTCTAGCTAATCTTTTAACTATTCTTTGAACTGAATTCATACTATAATCTTCTAATTCTACAAATTTAACTTTACCTAAAAAATGTTCTCTATAATATTCTTGAGCTTTTTTAATCATAGATTTAATTTCAGGATCTTTTAAAAATCCACCTTTTTTTAATTTTCTTCTTGATAATCCATAATAACCAAAATGATGAGATAATATCATAGGTAAAATCATACCTTTATATTTATTAACATTCATTTCATTTGCCATAATACATATCTTTTCTCCATGATAAACTATAGGAAATACTCTATTTTCTACAATATATGAAGATTTACCTTTTCCAGAATATGCTCCTATCAATTCAGCATCCCCTCTATGTATTCCTAATGTTGCATTTGACATTATCGGTGAACCCCATATCATTTTTCCGTCAATATCCTCTCCTAAAACATTGTATGGTAATCCCATTTCTTCTCCATCATCACAAGCCTTTATAAAGCTATCATCTAAATCCAAATCAATAATCTTAATATTTCCCATAGCTTTTGACATTGTTATACTTTGAAGTCTCCAATCATACCATTCTGCAACTTGTTGAGAACTCATGTTTTGAAATAAATCAAAAGGCACAACTATCTTCTCTTTATTATCTTCTCTAACTGTTATAGCTTCAAAAATGTTAAACCCTTCATTTAAAAGTTCTATTATTATGTTTTTCTTAAATAAATCATCAACATATGTTGGCATATTAATTATTTTTACACCTTCCATAGCCATTCTTATTGATTGATAACCACCTCTACTAATAAATCCTTCTTTTAATAAAGGTTTTTCTTCTAAATATGTAAGCACTGTAATTTCATCAAAACATTCATATCCTCTTTCTGCTAATGCTTTGCCTAATGTGTAATAATATAAACCATCATTCGTTATAAAACTACCTAAATTTAAATCTCTATAATCATCAAAGGCATCTGGATTATTCCAAAGACAACCTATTATTTTCCCTTCCAATGTTAATCTTCCTTCTAATAGTCTTTCATCTAAATCTTGATATTTTTCAATAAATATATTCTTATCCATTTGTCCACCTCTTTAGAAAAAGTTAGAAAAATCAGTTGTTTGTTTTTTCTTAAAAGAAACTTCTTCTATTAGCTCCTCTTCTTTAATATCATTTTTTTGTGTTTTAATTCTCTTTAATTCTTCTAATTCTTTTTGTCTTTGTATTCTTTTTTGATCTTCTACATAATCATGTATATCTCTACTTATTGCACCAAAAATATATCTTATTTTATTGAATTCTTTTTCTATGTTATTCTCTTCTATTAATTCAGAAATAGAATCTTTCTTTTCTATTAATACTTCATTTATGTATTTATAAGAATATGTTTCATGTAAATTATTTATTTCTTTAAAAATTAAACTATTCTTACTTTTATAACCTAATATTTCACAAATATTTTCATATAAAGAATCTTTATTTTTACTTTCCTCTTGTTTTTTAGACAAATAAATTTCATATTCTAATTCATCACAATAATATAAATTACGTTTCCCTCTTGCAACTTTAAAAGCTTTATCACTATCCAATGTTTTTGAACATATTTGACATTTACATTTTCTACCCATAAAATATCACCCATTATTTTTTATTTTTTTTGAAGGAGGGATAAAACCTCCTTCTTGATATGTATTAACTTAAAACTTTTAGTATTTCTTCCATACCTTCTGTTTTGTTTTCTTCAAAATTTAAAAGTTTACTTATTCCATATTGATTCATTAATTCTTTTACTTTTTCTTTTTGATCTGAATTAGCTGCTTTAAATAAATCAGGTATTAATCCTCCAATAACTTTATTTCTTTCAACATCTATTTCAGGAACTTTATTTATCTCTTCATTGAATTGTTTATTCATCTCTATTCTTTCTTCTGTTTCTTTTAATTGCTTTTCTTTAAATACATTTACATCCATTGGTGATAATGTTGATTTTCTCATTGCTTCCTCTACAACATTTATAAATTCTCCAGCTAGTTCATAATCTGATTTGCCTTCAAATAATAATTTGTCAACCACAGAATCTTTAGCAAGTCTTCCCCCAGCTTCTACATATCCATCTCCTCTGAAGTATAAATATCTATTAGCTTCTTTTAGTTTATTTCCATCAACTTCTCTTTCTATAACTCCTGTACAAATGATATCGAAAATATCTCCAAATACTGATTCATACGTACTTTCTAATGTTGATGTTAATGTCATATATCCATCTTCCTCAGTTTGACAACCTTGAGGTTTTATAGTCTTATTTTTAGTATGTGATATTGCAAACACTCCAATTCCAGCTCTTTGTATATCTTTCATAAATCTTTTAATCTCTTGTGCTGCTCTTTTTTGACCTTTATGGAAACCTCCAAATGCCTCATTGACTGATTTACAAGGCTTACCAGTTTCTTTTATTGATAGTTTAACGGAATAATCTTCAAACATTGGAACTAATTCATCTACAACGTCAAATCCTACTATTTCAATATTGTGTTCTTTCCCTTTTTCTTGAATTAACCAGTTTTTAAGTTCAAATAAATCTTTGTAATTTGTAATTTGTGTTGAGTTTAAACTATCTAAGAAATTGTATCCTTCTTCATCCCCACAACCGACTAACATTCCTTTTGTTGGATCACCGAATTTTTGTAATATAATGTTTCTAAATAATGTTGATTTTCCCCATTTTCTTTCACTTCTAATATACATTAATGCTGACTCCATAGTTGTTTTTACCTCTTTAATGCTTGGTTTAACAAATGCCATAATAAAATCTCTCCTTTAATCTTTTAAATTTTGTTTAATTCTTTAATTTATTTTAAGATATGAGAGGAGTTAAATCCTCTCTATTATTGCTTTTATAGTAAATCGTCTAAATCATCTGATCCTGAATTATCATCTTCCATTACAGACTCTTTATTTTCTTTAGAATCCTTACTTTGTTCTTCTAATAAAAGTTGTTTATCTACTAACATTTCTGATAATTGTAATCCAGTTGCTACTGCCCCCTCTGGGAAATCTTTTAAATTAAATCCTATAGTTCTTGTTTCATCTATTTTATCTCCTAATGTATTTCCACCTAATTCTCTTTTTAATTTTTCAAAGTCTTCTATACCAGATTCAACAGCCATTCTTTGCCAATCACTTAAATCATCTAATGTTATTTCTTTTCTTTCAGCACCTCTTGCAAATTTGACTTTATATTGTAATTCATATATAATATCTTCCTCACAATCTTTAAAAGGACTAATAAGCATGTCCACTCTTCCTTTATGTTGTGGGTTATTCATATCTAATCTACTTGCATCAACAATTAAAGGATAAGGTAAGTAAATATCTTGTTTTAATTGAGAATCGAAACTTTTAACATATCCATTTATTATGTATTTTTTAGTATCTTCAAACATATCTTCATTTAAAGAATCTTCATTGAAGTATATATCTATGTCACCCTTTAAACCAACTTTATCTTTATCTAAAGCTTTTTCTATTTTTTTAACCATGAAGTTTTTACCAACATTATGAGATTTCATTGATTCATAAAAGTTAATATCTCCAGTTATCTTAAATTTTAAATTAGGATGTTTTGGAAGCTCTTCTCTAAGTTTGGCAATCATATCAACTTTATTTAAAAATTCGAACTTCATATTTTCTAACTCTGTAAGTTTTTCTTTTAATTCAGTTACATCCGCTGTTCCATATTGAACTTTTACATCATCCTCTGATATTTCGTTCTTTTCAAGTTTTTCAATAGATGTTCTTAAATCATATCTCTCTTTATTATTTGAAAAATCTAATATGTATTTTTGCCAATTAGCAACTTTATCTAATATTGATTGTAAATTTCTATCTTTCCATGCTATTTCTAATTCTGATCCATCTTTAAATGTTCCATCAGCTTGTTTTTCTTTTGGTGTTTTCTTTTTAAGTTTATATCCTGGATTAGTTGAATACATATCAGAAATTTCAACTAATTGTGATGAATCATCAGCCTTTACATTTAATAATAATCTTTCTTTATTCCAGCCACTTTCATATTTTATAACTTCATATCCTTTTGATTTATCTGTATCCTTCTTTACTGTTAATGCTCCAACGAATTTAAATGTGTTATAAATGTTTGCCATACTTAATTTCTCCTTTTAATCTTTTAATTTTTTTATTTAATTATTTAATTTGTTTTAAGATAAGTTTTTGTTTTAAATTATCTCTCATACAATCAAGATAACCACACCTTTCTTTAAGGTTTTATGTCTTATGTCCTTCGACAATATTAATTATATTACTTTTATTTTAACTTGTCAATCATTTATTTAATTTATTTCAACATTTTTTATAAATGATTGTTTATCTTTGGTATAATAGTCCTCAAACTAGCCTATATTCTCCATTTCAGTTATTTTATCTAGTTCTATAGTATATACATTATTTGATGACAATTTGGTTAAACGTATAGCTGTAGTATTAATTTCTTTAATTTTGCCATAATAATTGGTTTCATCTACTTTAACTCTTACAAAATCACCAATGGTATATCTTCTGTTTTTAAAATTAAGCTTTACTTCAACCTCATACTGTGGTTTGTCTATTGTCTTAGATGATACATTATTATCATGTAATGATTCATCTGCATATGGTTTATTTATATTTTTAGTTTCTACTTTTGATGGTATTATCTCGCAACAATAGAATAAAAATGATGATGGTATAATAACTTCATTACTATAACTTTGACTTTTTATAGAAAAAGCTCCACCAAAAAGTAATTTCATTCTAATTTCTATAATTTCTCCTTCTTTAAATGCTATCCCATTATGTCTATAAGGTTTTATCACCTGTAACTTTGTTCCTACTTTTAAATCTTCTATTTTCATCTTTTATCTCTCCTTGTATCTATCAATTATTTAATTTATTTAAAATCTTAGATTTAAGCAAACTAAACCACATTATATTGTATATATGTATTATTATAAACACTATATATTGTGTTATATTTAGAATAATTTTATTAACCAACCTAAAATTGCTAATGGTATAGTAAATTCGGCAAATATTAATCCAATTAATATATCATAAAACATAGGTATATTCTTACCAAACCATGATGCTATGTAATCTACTGATAAGCCTCCTACAATCCCATTAAATAATAAAGCTGCTAATAATATTCTTCCACCTAATTTATTAATCATAAGATACTACTCCTTTATTTAATTTTCATTATATATGTATCCATTTTCTGCATTACTTATAAACAATCTTTCAACTCTTTTATTGTTTTCATCACCTGATTTTCTATTACTATCAAAATTAGCCTTAGTTTCTTTCTGCCATATACATTTAAATACTTTAGGCATATCATATTCGCTTATTAAAACTATATTATCTTTAGCCATTTCATTAGCCCATTTATAAAATTCTTCATAAGGAAAAGCTTCTGTCTTATATTTAGTTGTTCCCCTATATGGAATATCACAATAAATTACATAATCTTTAATTTTATCTTTTGGCAAATCAAGAAAATTACAATTCACAAATCTAATATCTTTTAAATTTGATGCTTGCTTCTTTAGATTTTTTATTGCGCCAGCAGACCATTTACCACTATTATCATCTTTGCTGTCTCTTGCATATCCACCAAAATATTTAGCACCAAAACTTGCACAAAATCCAACTAACCCAACGTACCAATCTGGATAATTTTCTTTATTATTTTTAACTTCTTTATATGTATCCTCTAATATATAATCGGGTATATCATCTATTTCATTTTTAGCTTTATTTAACAATGCTATTAATTCTTTATGTATATCGCAACCTATTTTATTGTTACAATTAATCTTATCAATCATATTTGCACCACCTACAAAAGGCTCTAAATAACCTTTTGTATTTTTAGTTATATACGATTGAATTATTGGTGCTAAATCCTTTGATAATCTATTTTTACTACCTACATATCTCATAAACATTTCTCCTTTATTGATATTTATTTTTTATTTTTTTATAAAAAGTTAATTTTATCTAGTTTATTCTTTATCATTAAATAAATGACATTCTCTCATTGTTTCTTCATAATCGCCATAAGCTATTAATGTAGCACAAAAGCCATCACATTTACCTTTAAACTGACAAGTATAACAACATCTTTTATCTGTTACACCGTTCATTTCACAACCATTTTCGCAATCTAAACATACCTTCATATTATGTATTCCTCTCTATTCTTTGATTTATTTAATTCATTATTTTTTTATGTATTTAATCATAAAATAGCCTTCGGGTATATAAACTACATCAACAACATTATTGTGTTTACCCGTTAACTGTTTTATTTCTTTGTTGACTATTTCACATGAAGTTTTCCAATCCAACAGTTCCGTGTTAACAATTTTAATTTGTAACATTACTAAATCTCCTTTTAAATTAATTAAAGTTTTCTAATTCATCATCACTTAAACTATTAAGACATTCTAATAATATCTCACCATAGTTTGTAAGCCATGAACATCCTATAAAACTACCATGTTCCAATACTTCGACATTATTTAAAATATTATACATAATATCTTTTATACCTTCGTTAATTTTATGGGTTCTGCTTTTATCTTCACCTTTTAAATTTAAAATTTCTTGTATATGTTTGTTATATTCTTTAAAACATTTAACAATGTCTTTTGTATCATATTGATCCGTTCTTTTCTTGATAACCCTAAGAATATCTCTGATTATAAATAATGTATTAGAAGGAATTCCACAACCACAAAATTTTAATCTTTCATAGTAAAATTCTTTTATAAATTCTATTCTATCTTCCTTGTTTTTAAGGTTATTCATATTTTATCACCTTCTCACATATCCTTGTTTTCTTTCTCTATACATATCTTTTATTAACTCTTCTACTTCCTCTTCGGATTCACTATCGGACAATCTTAATCTTAAAAGTTCCTCCACTTCTTCAAATGAGTGTAGGTAATTCTCTAATACATCTATCCCCTCTTCTCTACTGGATACGCTTCCAGTTATATTGTTTAAATATTCTTCTTTAGTAAAATTATAATGTGTTATTGTATCTACTACACTTGAATATCTACAATATAAACCATTAGGTTGTTTTGCTATCATTCCAGCCATTTATACCACCTCTAACTTTCTTCCACACTTTGGACAATATTTTATGGAATAAACAAGATAGTCTTCATTCATTGTTAAAACAATCATAAAATCCCTAACTTTCATATTTCCTTCTTTGTCATACCAAATTTGAGCTTCCAATGGTTCTTCACCTTGCCATATTTCCAAATAATCAACTTCTCCAACTGGAAATCCATTGTCATTTCCCTTTATTTCTTCTTTTAATGTATGTAGGTTACAACATAATTTGCACATATTAAAACCCCTTCTATTCATAATAAAATACTTCAAATTTATTTAGTTGTTTATTGTATTGAATACTGCAAATCTCAGTTTCTTTATTAAGTGATTTCTCTAATTCTTCTTTTAATCTATCTCTTGTATATCTATCGATTCCTAAATCTAATCTTTTAAATTTTTTAAACACAAAAACCACCTCGTTTTAATTATTTAATTTATTTTAAAATGCGAATTTTATAATCTTCTTTTCTCTATTCTAAACTTTCCATATTGATTACCATTTACGTATATATAATCTTTATCTACATAGTATATGATTCCATTTATACCTTTATAAAATATTGTTGTAGCTATAATATTGTTAACTACTAAATCACCAACAATACATTCTTGTTTTAATTCGAAATAGTCTCCCACTTTAAATCTTTCTTTTTCAATTGGCAACGGTCTTAATTCTAATATTTCTTTATAAGGTATTATATGTAACCCATCTTCACATTTAATAGCTATATTACTACGAGGACTAAAGTTTAATATTTGACCCACTATTCTATCATCATTTTTGCGAATGCATATGTATCTATTATTTACTTTTATTCCAAACTCTTCGTGTAACCATTCATCTTTTTTAATGTTTTCCATTATTTATCTCCATTTCTTTATATTCTTCTTTATATTTATAAAATTCACTCATCTTAATAGATATCATACCTTTAGGGACATCATCTTCCTTCAATACTTTACTTTCAAGCTGTAAATAATAACCTTCTTCGCAAGGTATATGACAATAACTAAAGCTACAAAGATCTAAAGATTGAAAATAATTTCTCAAATTAGGCTCATGATTAATAATTTTTATTTTATTATCCATACACTTTTGTTGAAAATCCTTTAAAAACTTACTTCTTTTCTTAAAATACCTTAATCTTTCTGAAGTGGGTTTATTTAATATTTCACCAAATTTAACCTCATCATTTTTTGTGGGTATTATACCTAAATAAATATCTGATTGATTAAAACCATCTTTCTCTAAACAATATTGTGTAGATTCTATACCCGCTTCTTCAAAGAAATGTTTAATAAAGCTTCTATTAATTTCATCATGTTTTAAATAATCATTTAATGCTTTATAATAGTCGCTATTCTTTGTTACTATAAATGCTCTTTCCATTATGTATCTCTCCATTCTTATAATATTAATCCTAAGATTATCAAACTAAATCCTATAATTACTGTTTCTATTAATCCATATTTACTATTACCAAATATCTTCTTTATCATGTTTTTGTCTCCCTATAACCAAAGCTGAAAAGAATTCGTTGTTATTTATTTGATATTGTATCTCTACTTCTTGTTTATCTTCTTGTAATATATTTACCTTTTCTATTAAATCTCTGTAGAAATCTTCTATATCTGAATTTACTATCATATACATTCCTTTTATTTCCACGATTTCACCAACCTTTTAATTATTTAATTTATTTTAAATTTGGTTAAATGTTAAGTTTTAATTAATATCTTCTAACATTTCTTTCAAACTCTTAAAGCTTCCATCTTTATTCTTTATATGTAATCCCAAATTTTTATATTCTTTAGCATAGTTTTGTTGTATTTTTGATAGTACTCCTTTCAATGCTAAAGTTGTTTCTTTACTATTAAATTTATTCATGTACTAAAACCATCCCTTCTTAAATACTCAATAAAATAATAACAAATTACTATTAGTATTTTGTCAAGTATTTAGTTGTTTTCATTTGTGAAGATTGATATTACAAATAATGAGATTATAGCTATTATTTGTAATATTAGGGTTATTTCACTAGAATCACTAACACAATTAGTAATTTTTATTATTCCTTCACATAAAATCATTAAAACGTTCTTGTCAAAATTATTATTATCGTAATTCATTTAAGTTTACCTCCTTAAAAATATCATTTAGAATATATTTAAGGGGTGTAGGGTTTTATCAGTATCCCATATTTGCTATAGTAAGGATTGTGGCAGAATCCTTACTATAGATATTGTTTTTATGATTTACATTCTCTCATCATTCTTTCAAGTTCTAACTTTTGAATATCTCTCTTGTAGTTGTCAAATGTACTACCAGTTCTATTACTCATTATCATTCCATTCTTATCAAATTTAACTTTTGTTGGTACTAATAGCACAACCTCATCTTCTTTTAGATCTTCTCTCATTTCTAACCAGTCTTGCTTATAAGACTTATTCCAAATATCAATGTTAATCATATGTACTACTCCCCTTCCTTTAATTAATTCTTTAATTTATTTTAACTTCTGTCTACATTTATTATTATAGTACCATATTTATATCATGTCAACTAAAACTTTAATTTATTTTAACTTTTTTTTCAAAGTCTAATAGTTTGTAATCTACCTCTTGTATTTCTGCATTATCTATAAACCATTGGTAAGGAGCAGATTTCCTACCTATAGTGTCCATACATTCGTGCATAACTTTACTAGGAACTAAAAACACCTTCTCATTTGTTTTAAATCTAACCATATAATATCCTAAACCACCTAATTCTACCCACTCTTTTAAAAACTCTATTTGTGTATCTTTAATATTATTGAATGGAAAGCTTGTCTTGTTTAAAGTTTCCTTAGCTTCTATACCTATAGCTTTTCCCTTGAAAATCCCTACAAAGTCTATAAAGCGTGAGGTAGATGTCGGAAAGGCTGAATATATTTCAGTTCTCTTCTTTGCTGGACTATATTTCCTCAATACTTTCCAATCTGTAGGAACTTTAGAAATTAAAGCTATACCCTCCTTTCTTAAATAATCACATCTCTTTTGTATTTCCTCTTCAAATTTTAATCCTCTATTAGCTGTGCTGCTTTTAGCCATATAATCACCCTTTCATTTTAGAATATAAATAATATAAAGAACATATAAACAAAGAAGACTAAATTTATACTATGTATTAAGAAAGTTCTAGCTGTATATTTCCATACTTTATAATAAGACTTTTTATTTGCTCTGTTTTTAATACTATTTATTATCTTATTCACTATCATAATTATTACATAAATAATCCATACAGTCATATTTGAATACTTAAACGCAAATAATACATAAAATATTTGAATAATCATTATTATGATTGAACAGATCGCTATAAAAGATAATAATAAAACATCTTTATTATTTGTTTTGATACCTGTTTTAATTTCATTGTCTATTTCTTCCCCTGTTTTATTGGCACACTTTCTATTCCATAAGGAAATAGTATTTTGCTGTTTATTCAGTAATCTCCACCCATAAACTAACATAAAAAATATTGTTAAAAATCTCATTCAAAATCATCCTTTCTTATGGTAGTCAAACGTTAATTTGACCACCATTTTAATTAATACTTTAATTTATTTTAACTTTTAATTCTCTTTAAAATTGCAGTTTTAACTTATAACCACCATTTGTAAAATAACCATTCTAATCCTAACACGATTAATAACATTAATATAAACATTCTCATATCTTACTCCTCTAAGTTTGATTTAACTCTATCTATAAAATCTCTAAGCCATACCTTAAATGAAATTATTAAATCTATGGTC